ATAATAACTTAAAAGGATTTGAAATACCAGTTAAAACAGAAGAAGCTCCTAAAGGAGATACTACATCAACAAGTACAACTATTCAAGATAATAAACCTAAAGATACAACAACTACTTCAAAAAATATAATTACTTCAAAAGGTATAAAATCAGGAGATAATGGAAAACTTTTGACATGGGAAAAAATAGAAGAAGAAAATCAAGTTGGTCAATTAAATACTGACGAAAAAGCAGCATATGATAAGTGGAAAAAATCACAAAGCAAACAAAAGATTCCATTTTTAAATGAAGATGGTTCTCCAAAAGTTTTTATGTAAGGAGGTTAAATGGCTTTAGATTTTACTAATGCAATACCTCTTAATCAAGAGAGTAACATTTCAACAAATCAATCTAATAATAATAATAATCAAATAGCTAATAATAATAATTTAGATTTTTCTAATGCTGAAAATATAGAAATATCTAATTTAGAAAAGTTAGAATATGGATGGGATAAAACTACTAATGTAGTAGGTAATATATTTAGAATAGGTAAAGCTAAATATCAAGATATATTAGATAATGATAAAACATTTGAAGATTATATTTTATTAAATGAAAAAATAAGACAAGATGAAATTAACAAAGAACATTGGAAATTTGTTGGAAATGAAGAAGCAAAAGATAGTGGATTAGTAAAGGTAGGTGAAGCTTTAACTTATATTACTGACCCATATTATATTGGTGGTTATTATTTTGGTGCTAAAGCTTTAACAAATCCTTTAACATCTGCTGCATTAAATGCTGCATTACTTGCAGGTGATAGTGCTATAGACCAATTAGCAAAAACTGGTAAAATAGATTATGGACAAGTAGGAACTACTGGTGCTATCGGTGGTGCTATTGGTGCTGTTATGCCTGTAGGAGCTAAACTAATTAAAAAATTAGCACCTAAAGCTACAGAAAAACAAGTTAAATTAATATCAGATTGGTTAGATAATAAAATAGCAAAGAGAAATAATTTAACTGTTCAAGAATTAAAAACAATTAGAACTGCTACAAACTCAAAAGCTGTTCAAGAAGCAGATAAACAAGTAGTAAAATGGAACGCAAATTTTGTAGCACCTATTGCAAAAGAAGAAGGTAAATTTTTAGCATTAGAAAAATCTTTATTAAATAAAAGAAACAGTTTAATAGATGCAAGAAAAGAATTAAAAGAATTAATAAAAGGACAAACTAAAAAATTTGAATTTAAAGTAGGAAAAAAAGATAGTATTCTTAGTGTATCTAGAAATAAAATAAAAGATATAAATCAAAAAGTTGTAGGTATTAGAAAAGAAATTATTAAAGCTAGAGCAGAAACTAATAAAGTTAAAAATGAATTAATAAAAAAACAAACAACTAAATTAGAAAAGTGGGCTGAATTAATAGCTACTAGAGATACAAAAATATTAGAACAATTAAAAGCTTCTCAAACTTTAACAGATAAAGCAGTTACAAGTTTGTTATCTGCTACAGTAAAACCTTTAATAGGTGCAGGTGCTGGTGCTACATTTGGAACATTATTTGGTGATGAAGAAACTGATTTAATGTATTGGGCTGCTGCTGGTGCAATGGCAGGACAAATGCAAAAGATGATTCAAAGAAGTGCTAAGTTTGGTACTCAAGCAGAAAAAGGTAAGATACTAGGTTTAATAGATAGAGAGATGACTCAATTAACTTTACAAAAAGTTAGAGCATTAACATCAGCAACAAGTGCAACAAAATTAAATTCATATGGTGGTGCTACTGAAAAAATAAGTAGAATGTTATTAAGAGATGTTGATTCATCTGTACAAGAAAAATCTGCTATTGCTGTTGCTGAACAGATGGAAAGATTTTATCAAAGAAAAGCAGCAGATATGCTTAAAGGATTTACTGATGATGAAATAGCATTAGCTGTTTCTATAAATAGAGGTAAAGAAATTACAAAAGATATACCACAAAGAATAATTAATTTATCAAGAGATATAAAATCTTATTTAGATGAAGTAAAAACTATGCACTCTGATGCAGGATTTTTTGCTAAAAAAGAAATAGAAAATTATTTTCCTAGATTATTAAATTGGGATAAAATTAATAAAGACCCTGAAGCATTTAAAAAAACACTAGAAGGTATTTATAAAAGTTTAAATGTTAAAAATCCAAAAGAAGCAGCAGAAACTTATTTAGCAGGTCATAAAATTGCTGGTGAAAGTGTTTTTAATAGACAAATAATGGAAACAATATTTGGTAAAAATAGAAAAACTTTTATTGGAAGAGAGACAGGAAGTGTTAAAGATAAATTAAAAAAACAAGAAAGAAATAAATTTGTTTATACTCCAGTAACAGACCATATAATGCATGAAAGAAGTTTAGTTGGTCCTTATAAATTAGTAGAAGAAGTATTAGAAAAAGGTGGATATTTAGTTAATGATGCATTTCCTATATTAACTAATCTAGTAAATAAATCATCTAAGTCAATAGCATTTGCTAGACAGTTTGGAACTAATGGAGAATTATTAAGACCTTTCTTTCAACAAATAAAAGATAAATATACTAAATCAGGATTAACAAGTGAAGCAGCAAAGAAAGAAGCTATTAAAGAATCTAATCTTGTTATAGATACTATTGATGCATACTTTGATAGATATGGTACAAGATTATATGGTAAAGGTGCAGCTTCTGCAGCTATACTTGCAACACTATCTAACTTAAATATGTTAGGTAGAGTAACTATTTCATCATTAGGTGATTTAATTCAACCATTTCAAAATTCTTCACAGTTTCGTTCTATCTTTGCAGGATTTGCAAAAACAGCTTTAAGAGGTAAAAGTGAAAAAGGATTAGCTAAAAATTTAGGTTATGATATTAATCGTGATATAAATACTGCAGTAGCTAGGTCTGCAGGTATGGACACTCAAGATGTAACTCAAGCTGCAACTTTTATGGGAGAGAAAGGAACTAGAAGATTAAATAATTTTTTCTTTAAATTTTTAGGTTTACAATGGTTAACTGGTTATGCTAGAAGATTTGCATATAATACTGGTGCTGCTGATGCATATTATTTATCAAGACAATTATATAATATTGTAAATAAAGGAGCAGGAATAAATAGTAACAAAGCAAGAAAAGTTATAACTTTCTTAGAAAAAGGTTATGGAATAAATTCTGCTAGAGCATTAAGAATTGGAGAAAGTAAAAGTTTTAATGATGCAATTAAAATAGCAAATAGTAAAAAATTATTAGAACAAGCAGGAATAACAACATCAAATAGAGATGCTTTAATACCTCAAGTTTCAAATAGATTATTATTTACTCAAAGTCAAAATCAATGGGTAAGAATATTTGGTCAATTTTTATCATGGGCTATGGCTAAATCTGCACAAACAAATAAAATTTTAGCAAGAATAGAAAATGGTAATGCAAAAACTTTAGTTAAAACTTTATCTGTGTTACCTTTATATAGTGGTGTTCAATCATTAAGAGAAATAGCAAAATATGGTGAAGTAGTAACTGATTATGATGCTAACAATTCAAGATGGTGGGCAGAAGGTGGTAGACTTTCTGGTATGTTTGGTTGGCTTCCTGAATTATTAACTACTAGAACTATAGGACCAGGTTCAAGAGAACCATGGTTTATGTTTGCACCTTTCTTTTCAATTGTAGCTGGTCTTGGTGATACTGTGAAAAAAACTGTAAAAGGTGATGTTGATGGTGCTATGCAAACTATTAGTAAAAAATTAGCTCCTTTTCCTAATTGGCGAAATACTTTAAGAAGAATATTATTTCAAGATAAACCTAGGAATATAGAATCAGGAACAAGTTTTAGTGGTGGAGAGTTAAAACCTTTTAATAAAGGTGGTAGAGTAAAATATGAAAGTGGAGATGTTGTAATTCCAAAAAAGAAACCAAGTGAGGAAAACATGAACAAAAAAGATTTGGCTGCAATAGCTGCTGCTGCAACAATAGCAACAGGTGTAGGTGTTAATGAAATGAATAAAGCTGTTGAAAATAAAATATTACCTAAGAAGAAACCTGATGTTGTTGTAGAAAAAAATTATGATAATGTATCAGCATTAGAACCAAACAAAAAAGATTGGTTAATAAGTACTGCAGAAAAAGTATATAAAGTAAATAAAGATAATATAATACCTAATGATATTATACTTGCTATCAATAGTGAAGAGACTGGTTGGGGTACTTCAAGATTTGTAAAAGATGGAAGTAATAATTTATTTAACATACAAGTATTTGATAAAAATGAACCTCATATAAAAGCTAGAAATAGTAATGCTATGATAAAAAAATATCCTACTGAAGAAGATTCTATAAAAGACTTTTTAAATATGGTAGCTAACTCAGAGAAATATCAAGGGGTAAGAGATACGATAACTGCATTTAATAATGGTGAAGCTAGTAAAGCTGATATAATAAAAGCTATAGCTAATACTGGATATGCAGAGAATAAGAACTGGTCATCAAATGTCACAGGTATATTGAATAAAAGAATTGATGGTAAAAACAGGGAAGAATTAAAGAATGTATACAATAACCTGTTTGTTGACAAGGAATAGAAAAATTACTATAATATAGTAAAGTAATGCCCATTAGGGGTTACTAAATTTAAATCGCTTAACAAAAGGATATAACATGACACAATACGATTTAATAAATTTTGACCCATTTAGAAACTTCTCTATCGGTTTTGATAGAATGTTTGATTCACTAAATGAAGTCTCAAGAATAAACACTTCTAACTTTCCTCCATACAACATAAGAAAAGTTGGTAAAGGTAAGTATCAGATAGAAATGGCATTAGCTGGTTTCACTAAATCTGATATTGAATGTGAGTTACAAGAAGGTGTACTAACTATCAAAGCTAAGAAAGAAGATAAAGACAATGATAGTTTAATACATCAAGGTATCGCATCAAGAAGTGTTGTTAGAAAATTTACTTTGTCTGAATACATCAAAGTAGATTCGGCTGATTTCAAAGATGGTATTTTAAATATAAAATTATTTGAAGAAATACCTGAAGAGAAAAAAGCTAAAACAATAAAAATAAAATAACCTCCAAGACCTAGGGGGTGTAATGCTCCCTAGGTTTAACATATGACACCAAGAACTAAAACAGATACAATCGTTATACATTGTTCAGCAACACCTAAAGATATGGATATAGGTGTAGAAAAAATAAAACATTGGCATGTTGTTGATAATGGTTGGGATGATATTGGTTATCATTATGTAATTAAAAGAGATGGAACATTAGAAACTGGTAGAGAAGAACATAGAACTGGTTCTCATGCTAGACAAGTTAATGGAACATCATTAGGTATATGTATGGTAGGTGGTTCAGATAGTAATGGTGGATGGGAAAATAATTTTCTTCCAGAACAATTTGATACATTAAAACAAATAGTAGAAACACTAAAAGATAAATATAATATAGAAAGAATTATAGGACACTATGAAGTAGATGATGTCAAGAAGTGTCCATCATTCAATGTAAAGGAGTGGTTAGAAAAAAATGGCATGGTTTAGTTTAGCAAAAGTTGCATTACAAGCTGGTACTCACATCTTTAAAAAAAGACAAGAGACTAAGATGATGATGGCTGATGCACAACATCACCACGCAGCTAAAATGGCTAGAGGTGAAACAGAATATCAGGGTAAATTATTAGAAGCAAGACAGTCGGACTGGAAAGACGAATTTATTTTATTGGTTCTCTCAGCTCCTGTGGCTGTGTTAGCTTGGGCAGTCGTATCAGAAGACCCTGCTGCTATGGACAAGGTAAAATTATTTTTTGAATACTTTTCACAACTTCCCCAATGGTTCACTAATTTGTGGATTCTTGTAGTGGCGAGTGTGTATGGTATAAAAGGAACTCAAATTTGGAGAAATGGTAAGAAGTAATATATGAGGTGTCATTATGAATTATTATTTTACAGGGATATTAATAATACTATTTGTATTGATGGCACTATTTTTAGAACCAGGTTATGTTAGATAAATTTTTTTATAAATGTTTTGAAAAGTTAGATAAATTATCTTTATTAATAGATAAATTATTTGGACCAAGATGTAAATGTAAAAGGAAAAAGAAATGAATTTACTAAAAGATTTACAAAAAGTAAAAAAAGAAAGACAACTAAAAGAGTCTGCTGTTGCACAATTAAGAAAAAGAAGTAAAGATTCTTTAGCTAGACCTAAAGCAACAAAAAATATATTTAGTAAAGACCCTAGACTACAAGGAATATAATGAAGATAAGTGAAAATACATCAGTAAGTATGCCAATGAAAAATCTTATTAGCATAGTTATTGCTGTTGCTGTAGGAGTATGGGCATATTTTGGTGTGGTAGAAACACTTAACAAACATAGCACTAAATTGGAACTAATGGAAAAAGATTTAGAAGCTAACTCAGAATTTAGAATTAAATATCCAAGAGGTGAATTAGGTCAATCAAGTGGAGAAGCAGAACTCTTCATGTTAGTGGAGCATCTTAGTTCTATCGTTGAAGATATAGAAAAAGAAATTAAAGGCATGAGAAACAATGCAGTTAATATTGATTTTTTAAAAGACCAAGTTAAAAAATTAAATGAAGATGTAGAAAAATTAATTAGAAATGGTAATGGAGGACACTAATGATAGAGATGGTATTTGCTCTTTTACTTTTACAAGACCATAAGATTATTGAACATAGGTATCATGATTCATTATCAAGTTGTTTAAAAGCTAAAAGATATGCAATGAAAGATAAAAGCAGTAAAGATAGAGTAGTATATAAATGTATTCAATCTAAAGCAAATGTAGAAGTTTATATGGGAGAAAAGAAAATTACTTCTTTGATATTAGATTAATGAAATATATTTTAACTATGATAATGTGTTCTGTCATTGAAGGTCAAACAACTTGTATTCCTCCTTTTACATTTGAAACAAGATACAATGATGCTTATGATTGTATGATAGCAGGTTATAAAAAATCTTCAGAAAAAATTTTAGAGTTAGGTAGAGAGGATGTAAATGAATATAACATTTATGTTAAGTTTGGATGCACTCCTATACCTGCTAAAACAACTGGTGTCTAACTATAAAAAACATCTCTAGCAATCTTTTCTAATTCCTCAGATAAATCACTAAAATTAATTTTACATTCTCTTAACATTGCTGTAATAACACCAGCATTATTTTTATGAAAATGTAAATTAACTTTATCCATAGGATAATTTTTTATTTCTGTAATAAATTGTCCTTGATTATTAATTAAAAGTTTGAAGCCCATAAGTTCAGCTTCTTTTCTTTTAACTCTTTTTTTACTTTTGAGTTTTCGATTCTGTTGCATGTTTTTTCTTTAATAAATCTAGAAGAAAATCATCATCTGACTTTGCTCCTTTCTTTTTTGTTAATGGTTTATCACCATCTTTATACACTTCAACAGTTTGTATTCTTGCAGGATTAGTCATAAATACTGGTAGTTTAATATTGTCATGACTTTTAACCATAAAGAAACCATCTTCAGCTATACCAAATGTTTGTACATTTTTAATATCTATATCATCAGAACCTACTAAACATAAACGCATATGATATACTGGACCAATCGGTTGTTTTGGTTTACCATCTAGACCTAATACATTAGACATTTCTTTTTTCCTTTAAAAATTTTTTAGCTGCTTTTGCAAGTTTAGCTTGTTCAAATTTATTTTGTACTTTTGCTCTTTGCTCTAATACAGTAAGTATTTGTATTTTTCTAGCATAAGGTTTGTTAATATTTTTTACTTTTTTAATTGTATCTTTTGCATCTTTTACTGTAGCATATTTAATGCTAACAGTATCTTTAGGATTTTCATCTGTGTATAATCTTCTATCAGAACCTGGTGGTTTTTTACCTGTTCCTACTTTAGGGTCTTTACTCATTTTCAAAACTCATATCTGTTGCATGTTGTTTATCATAACCTTTACTTGTAAATGATTCTCCAATAGGTTCTTTAGGTAAAACAGGTTCAGGTTTATAACCAACATCACCTTGTTGTCCATCATCATCAGCTAAACTATCTATACTTTCAGTATACATTTCATTTAACTTTTCATTATTTTTTGTTATCTTTAATTTAAGATGGTCTTTTAATGCATCAATTTTAACATGAAGTATTTTATCTATGTATCTATTAATACCATACATAGGTAAATCATTTAGTGCTGATATAATTCTGCGAAACCCTCTTGCTCTTTTTTCTAATTGTGTTATTTGTGACTCTTTAGTCATGAGTAATCCCTCTCTAGTATCATTTCAAGATAGTGAATAGCTTTTTCAATATCTTTTTGTTTGCCTTTTGATTTATGTCTACAGATATATTTAATAGCATTACCTTCTGCAAATAATAAATTATTTTCATTTATAAATTCAGCAGGTTGGATTTTCATTTTTGAATAATGATTACCATCTACTTGTCTATTTAATGTATCATAGGTAGTTCCTTTAAACATATCTTTATGTGTCATTATAATGGTCCTTTCTCCATCATTTCTTTTCTTCTTAAATCTTTTTCACTTGGTTGCAACATAGCATTTAAATCATCTATTGTCAACTCTGGGTTGCGTTTTAACTTCTTTACTACCCATTTATAAGACCAAGGTTGTAGTCTAAATGTCTCACCACTAAAGTAATGAGTCTGATTAGGAAGTAATGTTAATATATTCTTTACATTAACTTTCTTTTGTTCCTCTTTATTTAACAAAGTTTTTAACCATTCAACAAGAATAGCTTTAGCTTTATTTCTTATTTTACTCATCTCTTTTGTATTCATTTCTTTCTCTCCAATAATCTAAAAACTTTTCATCTTCAAAATATTTAGCAATCATATCAGGTGGTACTTGTTCTGATACAATGCAATCATATACAACTTCGTAATCTTTTTCTTTTACTTTCATTTTTTTAACTTTATTAATTTAAAATTATTTTCTCTATCAAAATATCTATATGACATTCTTACTGGCATAAATTTATAAACATAATCA